TAGAGGTATGGGTGCAGCAATTAGAGGATCTAAATTTATAGGAGTTAAATAATGTGGTTTTCAGCTATTAAACTTGCAGTATCTGCAGGATCAAAAATTTACGCAAACAAACAAAAGACGAAGATAGCTATGTCAGATGCACAGCTTATGCACGCATCTCGTATGGCAGAAGGAAAAGAAGCTTACCAGGGAAAACTTTTAGAAGCCAGACAATCAGATTGGAAGGACGAGGCAGTTTTAATAATTTTAAGTTTGCCAATAGCAATCCTGGCCTGGGCAGTCGTATCGGATGATCCGGGAGCAATGGACAAAGTAAAACTGTTTTTTGAGATGTTCTCAGAGCTCCCGAAATGGTTTACAAATTTGTGGATCCTTGTCGTGGCGAGCATCTATGGTATAAAGGGTACACAAATATTTAAAGGTGGAATGAATAAGGATAAAAAATGAATTTAGAAAGAGACTTACAAAAATTAAGAAAAGAAAAAGCATTAAAAGAATCTGCTATTGCTCAACTTAGAAAAAGAAGTAAAGACTCTATTGCTAGACCAAGGGCAGAAAAGAATATTTTATCAAACAACCCTAACATGCAAAAAATATAATGTGGAAATGGCTTATAAATTTATTTAAACCCAAGAATCAAACTGATCCTCATATTAAACAATTTGAGGATGTTGATTACTCAAAATTATCTAAAGGTGACCTTAAAAAATTAAGAGCACAAGGTAAAATTAAAAGTATTTACTTTCCTTATAAATAATATATAGATTCTTCATGGATCTTAGGTTAGCACTCTTACAAGCACTAGAAGACAGATATAATTCACAAATATCTGAAGCTGATGCTACTATTCGAATATATTTAGAAAAACCTGTAGGCATTGGGGAGCATCCTCAACATTTAAATGAGATTGATAAGTTAGTTGAAAAAATTGCAGCCGCAGAAGAAAAATTAAAAATACTCAAAGAATTTCAAGCATGATTCGTGGGGACAGTGATGAATATGAACTGTTAACTAAATGGTGTCAGACATTACCTTTTTTTGAAGATCCTAAATCAGTAACAACTTGTGAAGTTGGAGTGAGAGAAGGAATGGGCTCACATTTAATAATAAATGAAATTAAACCTAGGATTGGAAAAGCAGACTACACGCATGATGCGATTGATCCGTATGGAGATTTAGAATATAAACATTTTGATAACCATCCAAGATGGAAAAGAGATGGTGAATGGACTTCAGTAGCACCAAAGTATCCAGACGAGATGCGAGATATTATGGTCAAAGATTTTGCAACAAATCCACATTTTAAATTCTATAATATGACCGACATTCAATATATGAATTTATTTTATTATGCTAAAAAAGTTTATGATTTAGTTTTTTTAGATGGTCCACATACAACTCAAAGCATTTTAAGAGAGGCATTGTGGTTTGCAGAAAGATCAAGAAAAGGTACAAGAATTATTATTGATGATTATAGTTTGTGTAATTATGATGTAATAAGAGCAACTATTTCTTATTGGAATTTTAAAGATATTGAAAAAGGAAAACAAAAAGCTTGTTTTGAAAAGATATGCTAGATTTTCACACTAAAGAACAGATTGTTAACGTAATTAATAAATCAATTAAAGATATTAAAGATCACCTTTGCTATGGGGTTGAAACGGAATCTCAGTTGATGTATGCTAGGGGCAGACTCAGCGCCTTAGAAACGCTGCTTCAGGATATTAAAAACCTGCAAAAGGAGGATAACGATGGTACAATTGATAAAACCTAAACTTACAGATTTCGGTAACGAAAAAAATAAAGAAGAGGTTAAATCACAAATTCCAACAGATCCCAAAGGCATCAAAGAATATCTTGAAATCATACCCAACCCAGTAGGATACCGTATGCTTGTTAGACCTTGGTCAGGACAAGCAAAGACAAAAGGCGGTGTAATCTTAGCAGACGAAACTCAAGACAAAATTCAAATGACAACAGTCGTTGGATTAGTTGTTAAACAGGGTGACCTTTGTTATCAAGATAAAGAAAAATTTCCTAAAGGTGCTTGGTGTAAAGAAGGAGAATTTGTTATTTATGGCAGATACTCTGGAAGTAGATTTCAGACTAAATTCGGTGAGCACCGAATACTCAATGATGACGAGATCATAGGAACTATAGGTAAGCCAGAAGATATTCTCCATTTATTTTAAATAAAGGAGAATAAAAATGGCAGAAGTAAAAGACTATAGTGCGGAAGCACTTATGGCAAAAGAGCATGAGGTAGAATTAGATACCGATAATGTTAAAGAAGAAAATGTATCTGTAGAAGAAAAATCAAAAAAAGAAGAATCACCTAATTTAAATGTTGGTGAAGTTGATTTAGGATATACAGGACATGACAAACCAGAAGAAGATAAAACAGAAAAACCACAAATAGAAGTTACAGAAGATAAACCTGAAACTCCTGTTGAGGAAAAAGTTGAATCTAAAACTGAAGAAGAAAAACCAAACCTTAATGAGTCGAGAAGAGATTATCAAAAAAGAATTGATAAACTAGTCTTTCAAAAAAAAGAAGCTGAAAGAAGAGAAAAAGCAGCTCTTGATTTTGCACAAGGTATACAAAAGAAATTTGATTCTAATCTTAAAAAGTTAAACTCTACTGACGATCAGTATCTAAAAGAATTAGATGCAAGAGTAGATGCTCAAAGAGAACAGGTCAAAGTAGCTCTTCAATCAGCAATCGAAGGTCAAGACGCTTCTAAAATTATGGAGGCTAATGATAAGTTAACTCAACTAGCTGTCGAAAAAGAAAAAGCTAGATTAGAGATGACTAATCGTGAAGAAAAAAAGAAAGCTGAAGAAGAAAAAAGTAAACAACAACAAAACGTACAAGCTGAACCTCAAACAGCGGAAACATCACAAACGGCACCACAAATTACACCTAGAGCCAAAAAATGGGCTGAGGAGAATACGTGGTTCGGGAATGATGAGGTCATGACCAATGCTGCTATTACTATACACAACAATATTTCTCAAGAGGGTATTGAAGTCGACAGTGATGAGTATTATAATGAAGTTAACTCAAGACTTAAGGGATACTTTCCTGAAAGTTTTAGTAACACTAATGACGAGCCTAAAAAAGAGACACCCAAACCCGTCCAAACGGTTGCCTCGGCTGGTCGTAGTCAACAAGGACGCAGAACTGTGAAACTCACAAAGTCACAGGTAGCTATTGCTAAAAGATTAAATGTGCCACTAGAGGAATATGCTAGATACGTGAAGGAGGATAAATAATATGGATAATACGATTAAGAGAACTTCACGGGAGTCAGAGAATAAAGCATCGAAAGAAGCTCCAAAAGCTTGGACTCCACCATCCAGTTTGGATGCACCACCCGCACCGAACGGTTACGCCCACAGATGGATCCGTACTACCGTTCAAGGTTTTGAAGATACAGCTAATGTATCTAAAAAATTAAGGGAAGGATGGGATTTTGTTACAGTCGAACAAGTCAAAGACGAGATCGGCACTAATAAATATCCTTTCTATACCGAAGGCAAATACGAGGGGTGTATAGGAATTGGGGGCCTTGTGCTGGCAAGGATACCAGAAGAGATATTGGTTTCACGTGCTGAGTATTTTAAAAAACTTACTCAAGACAGAATGAACGCGGTAGACAATGATCTTATGAAGGAACAGCACCCGGATATGCCTATTAATATTGATAGACAGTCCAGAGTGACCTTTGGTGGTAGTCGTAAAAAATAATTTTTTTGCAATATCCACGGGGTTTAAAAATAAACTGTTAAAACGGAGAAAACAAATATGTCAAATCAAGTAGAAAAGTTCGGTATGAGACCGTACAGAAAACTAGATGGAACACCTCTTGTTGGAGCCCAAAACAGATATACGATTGCGTCAGGTCTTGCCGGTGCGATTTTCCAAGGAGAAATGGTTCAACCATTAGGAACTGGAAATATCGAACGTCATGCGCCTAATACATCGGAAGCTGTTGTGGGTGTTTTTAACGGATGTTTTTACACAGACCCAACTACTCAAAAGCCAACTTATAGCAATTACTACCCAGGTGGAATTGCTGCTTCTGACATCACAGCATTTGTTATTGATGACCCAGATGCAGTATTCTTAATGGATGCTGATGCGGCTTTTACTAGAGCAGATCTGTACAAGAACTACTCTGTTACTAACACAACAGGTGTTACACAAACAGGAATATCAAAACAACAACTTGATGTTAGTGTTTCAGGAATTACAGCAACTTTTGCTGTTCAAGCGATAGATATTTCGCAAGATCCAGAAAACTCTGACACAGGTTCGGCTAATGCGAACATTCTTGTTAGAATCAACAATCACTTCTATAGAAGTGGCACAGGTATAGCGTAAAGGAGATAAACTATGGCAATATCACGATCCCAACTAGTTAAAGAACTAGAGCCAGGTTTGAATGCTTTATTCGGCCTGGAATATAATAGATACGAAAATCAGCATGCTGAAATTTTCGTAACTGAAACATCTGACAGAGCTTTTGAAGAAGAAGTAATGTTAAGCGGTTTCGCTTCTGCACCAACTAAACAAGAGGGTGCTGGAGTTGTGTTTGATACAGCTGGTGAAACTTTCACTGCTAGATACAACCACGAAACAATCGCTTTAGCGTTCTCGATCACTGAAGAAGCAATCGAAGACAACCTGTATGACAGATTAGCTGCAAGATACACAAGAGCTCTTGCAAGATCTATGTCAAACACGAAGCAAGTTAAAGCTGCAAACGTGCTTAACCAAGCACAGTTTACTGCTGTTACTGGTGGTGATGGACAACCGTTAATTTCTAACGCTCATCCATTAGCAACAGGTGGTACATTCTCAAATGTACTAGCAGTAGCTGCAGATCTTAACGAAACTTCACTAGAGCAGTCGTTAATCGACATCGCTGGATTCGTAGACGAAAGAGGTCTAAGAATCGCTACTCAAGGTAGAAAGATGATAATTCCAAAAGAATTACAATTCACTGCTGAGAGATTGATGAAAACTCCTCAAAGAGTTGGAACAGCTGATAACGATATCAACGCAATCGCTTCAATGGGTATGGTACCAGAAGGATACTCAGTTAATAATTTCTTAACTGATACTGACTCGTACTACCTAATGACTGATGTACCTAATGGAATGAAACATTTCGTTAGATCACCAATCAAAACTGCGATTGAAGGTGACTTCGATACTGGTAACGTAAGATTTAAAGCTAGAGAAAGATACTCTTTTGGATTCTCAGATCCTAGAGCAATCTTTGGTAACGGAAACTTACCAACTAGTTAATAAATAATACAATTAGTATTACTTAAAAGGGGCGGTGTTCACACTGCCCCTTTTTTTGTGTATAATAAAAAGACCTAGAAAAATAATTATTATGTAGACTGGCTAGGCAGACGGTATAGAGACTACATAACGAACGCTATACAAAGGAGAAAATTATGGCATCAACTACTTTTTCGGGACCAGTACGTTCTGAAGGTGGCTTTCAAATGGCTACAAAAAATGCATCATCAGGTGCAATCACAACAAGAATGAGTTCAGGTATGCCTGATCTTACAGGTTTACTTTTAGCTGACACAGCAACAGCAGCAAATATTTCTATCGCTGATGGAGTTATTGCAACTGTAAATTACACAGGTGCAGCAGCATGTGCTGTAGCATTACCAGCAGCAACAAAAGGTGCTATTGCAGTTTATGTTCAAGCTAAAGACACTGCAGGCGGAGTTTTAACTTTAACTTTCGATGCAGCAGGATCTGATGTTTTTGCTACAGGTTCTTTAATAGAATCAAGAGCAGCGGCTGAAGTAACTTTTGATACTTCTGCAGCAAGTGAAACTAAATTAACTTTTACACCAGCAAACGCAGCAACTAATCTTTTTACAACTGGAAGCAAAATTGCTTTTATGTGTTTTGAAGATGGTACTTGGCACATCGCTTCAGAAATGGGCGGTGCGGCTGATGCTACTACAGGTGCATTTTTATTTGCAGCTTAATAATAAACTAGTGGCTCCTTCGGGAGCCACGAATTAGGAGACTTATGTTTAAAGGCGATATACAAGCTACAAGATCAACTGCTGCTGCAGGAGCCGCAGCAATTATTTCACAACCAGTAAGATTAAAAGGTATTATAATTTCTAGTGATGGTGGTGGAGCAGGTCTTTTAGAATTAACTACAACTTCAAACTCTGGTGACACTTTATTTATCGCTGATTTACCAACTGGTGATTTAGTAAATTTTGGTTTTCCAGATGATGGAATTTTATTCCCAAAAGGAATTTTTTGTAAAACAAAAACAAATGTTGCAGCTTACACATTAATTACAGATAAATATTCTGGTCCTAATTTAACAGGGAGTAATGGATAATGGGTGGTTCAAGTTTTTCATCAGATCAG